ATCACTGGGTATCTGGCACACAAGTATGCTCTGACCAGTGGGCTGCCCAGTGATCATCCATACAAAACTACTGCACCCAAAATACAACCATTCAAAGCCATGTCTGCTGGACTGGTGGATGGAGGACTGATTCAATGAGCTATCGCGGTGACATCCAGGCTGGTGATCCAGTCAACGTCTATTTCAGCACCAGTGATCAGGCTGGAGCTGCCAGCACACTGAGCAGTGGCACAGTGGTGGTCTACAAAGATGGCACCACCAGCAGCAGCTCCAGTGGTGCCACACTGACTGCAAACGTAAACAGTCTCACAGGATTCAACCGTGTCACCATCACCACATCCAGTGATGCCAGCTTCTACGCTGCTGGATCTGAGTATGCAGTGGTGGTGGCAGGCACTGTGGACTCACAGAGCGTACGTGCAGTGGTGGGATCGTTCACCATCCAGGATCGCACGTCTGCAGGTGGCAGACTCACCAGCCAGCAACTAGGGAGTATCAAACAATCCACAGCCAGAACCATCTGTGTAGGTCCACTGCTGCACCCCACCACTGGGGAGCCAGTGACCAGCATCACACCAGGAAACATCACAGCACGTCTGATCAAGGGTGTGGCATCCAGCACCATCACGCTCACAGCATCAGGTGGATCAAACGACATTTCACACATCGCCAACGGTATGTATTCACTAGAGCTGTCAGCCTCAGACACAGACACGCTAGGCCAGTGCGTAGTCAGCCTGGTGGACACGGACGCATTCAGTCCGTACACAGGCAGTGGCGTAGTGGTCCCAGCCAACGTGTTTGACACCCTGATCAGTGGCACAGACACACTCCAGGCTGACGTGACTCAGGTGGGTGGATCAGCAGTCACATCTGCCAGTGGCGTGCTGGCTGTCAACGCATCCCAGATCAGTGGCTCATCTGCAGCAGCAGACTCACTGGAGGCTGCTATGGACACCACCAACGATCTGATCAAGGCCAACGCAGCTCGCATCAATGACAGCACCACATCTGCCACCAACCTGCAGACGTATACCGATGGCACAGCCAACCAGCCAGTGGACGTGACCAAGATAGATGGTGACGCAACAGCAGCAGCACGTCTGGAGGCCATGATGGATGGATGTCCTACTGGGGGAGTGGATACCACAGCATTCACACCTACCACCACTGCGTTTGAGACCACCATCACAGAGGCCACTGATGACCATTTCAACGGACGCATCCTGCTGTTCACATCGGGTGCACTGAGTGGCCAGCAGAAAGCCATCACTGACTACACCCTCAGCAGTGGCCGTGGAAAGTTCACCACCAACGCATTCACAGAGGCACCAGCCGCTGGGAATCAGTTCATCATCGTCTGATGCCACTCCCAGTCCTAGACAGCACAGGATCATCCAGCACAGCTCAGGCTGGTGCTGGTGCACGTGCCAGGTGGACTGCAATCAGCGCAGGATCGTGGGACAACTTCCGTAGGTGGAGCACTGGGGTGACACCCAAGACAGGATCCAGAGTGGAGTTCTCAGACAGCACCACCAGTGTGACCAATCCTGGTTTTGCATCTGAGATCACCTGCTTTGATATCAGGGTGATGAGGGACTACAGAGGGAGCATCGGTACATCCAGCACCCCAGTAGAGATCAGTGCATCCACACTGGTCCTGGATAGTGCAGATGCTGACGTGTTCCTGAAAGGCTCATACGGTGACATCCATATCAACACCATGCCCAACCAACTGGCTCTGAGCAGTGTGACTGGTGGTGGTGCACGCAGGCTGTTTGTGCGTGACATAAACACTGAGCTGCAGTTCAACACATACAACGTGGATGAGATCTTTGTTGAGGTGCCTGGGGCTACGGTCAACATCGGATCATCTGTGGAGAGATACAGGACTGGAGATGGTGCCACCACTGGTCCACAGCGTCTGGTGGTGGGCAGAGGCACTAGGGTGATCTGTGATGCACCACTGGGAGAGGCCAGAGTGGCTGGGACTCTGGAGGTGTCTGATGAGCTGATCACACTGAAGCAGATACGTGATGCCACTCGGACCACGCTCACAGGTGGCATCAGCACTCTGGATGGTGTGTCTGGCATCCTAGGTGGTGAGGTGAAGGTAACTGGAGGCAGATCATCCAACATCGGTTCTGGCACGCTGTTTGGTGGCAGGCTGGTGGGTGATAGGACTGCAAAGTTTGTGGTATCGAATATGCTGCTGGGTGGACCTACTGAGTTCCGACTATCACCAGGACAGACCATCACAGTGAGCTAGACCATGATTTCAGAGAGCCTGCAGGACCACATCAGACCTATCACAGAGCTGCAGCCAGATCCAGCCAACGCACGTAAACACAGTGAGAGAAACATAGAGGCCATCATGGCCAGCCTGACACGCTTTGGCCAGGTCAAGCCAGTGGTGCTGGGGTCTAATGGTCAGACAGTGATAGCGGGAAACGGAACGCTAGAAGCAGCCAAGCGTCTGGGGTGGACTGAGCTGGCTGCTGTGACTACAGAGCTGGCTGGCTCAGAGGCCACAGCGTTTGGGATTGCAGACAACCAGACAGCACTCCTGGCAGAGTGGGATGATGAGATCCTGCAGAACCTGGTGCATGGTCTACCAGATGAGCTGCAGACAGCCACTGGGTTTGACTCTGATGAGATAGACAGGATGGTGCAGAGTGCCACTGAGGATCCTGCTGGCACTCTGCCATCACTAGAGGTGGCACCCACTCTGGCTGATAGATTTCTAGTGGCACCTTTCAGTGTGCTGCACACCCACAAAGCATGGTGGCAGGATCGCAAACGAAAGTGGATTGCGCAGGGCATCCACTCTGAGGTTGGGCGTGACACTGGACTTGCTTTTGACATGAGCTATGGACCGTTGGATCCAAATCTCTACACCAAAAAAACAGAGAAAGAGAAAGAGCTGGGCAGGACACTGACCACGGCGGAATACATAGAGCACCACTGGGACAGACCTACAGATGCTTTCTGCCAGGGCACATCCATTTTCGATCCAGTGCTGACAGAGCTGCTGATCAGATGGTACTCAGGTGATGGTCACTCCATCCTAGATCCATGTGCTGGAGGCTCAGTGCGTGGCATCGTTGCAGGGATGCTGGGACGTGAGTACCTGGGTGTGGACATCAGAGATGAGCAGGTGGACGTCAACAGAGCACAGGCATCTGACATCGACATTGAGTGTGAGCCTGAGTGGATAGTGGGTGATGGTCGCACAGTCCAGGATCTGACATCCAAACGTGACTATGACATGCTGCTGACGTGTCCACCATACGCAGATCTGGAGGTGTATTCAGATCGTCCTGATGATCTGTCCAACATGCCCTACCCAGAGTTCCTAGAGGGATATAGAGAGATGATCGCGCAGGCATGTGGGTGCCTGGCTATGGACACCTTCGCGTGCATCGTGGTAGGTGAGGTGAGGGACAAGAGGACTGGTATCTATAGATCATTTGTGCCTGACACCATCCGTGCGTTTGAGGATGCAGGTCTGGGTTTCTACAACGAATCCATACTGGTCAACAACACGGCGAATGCCATGCTGGCTGCGCGCAGGTTTGGTGGCACAAGAAAGCTGATCAAAAATCATCAGAATGTTCTGGTGTTTGTGAAGGGTGATGCAAAAAAGGCAACTACGAAATGTGGAGAGATCACCATAGATCCCACGCTGCTAGAGGATGATGATGGCCAGACCACCACTGGAGATAGATGAGGAGCAGGTCCGTAGGCTGGCTGCTATGCAGTGCACCTACGCTGAGATCGGGTCGTTTTTTGGGTGCCATGAAAACACCATCAGGAATCGGTTCAGTGAGCTGATCCAGCAGGAGCGTCTAAAGGCCAGAGCGTCACTGAGACGTGAGATGTTCAAGACTGCACTGGAGGGTGATCAGCGTATGCAGATCTGGCTGTCCAAGCAGTACCTGGGCATGAGTGAAAAAACAGAGCACCAGGGTGAGGGTCTACGCCCAATCGTGGTGGAGTACGCAGAGGCGAAACCTCCAGCATCGACAAATGATGATGATGCGAATAGTGTCTAGGCACCAGTGAAAGTAGACCTACTCCCACCACAGCTCAGATTCCTCAGAGCCACACAGCGTGAGGTGCTATACAGTGGAGCGTTCGGTGCAGGCAAGACCAGGGCACTCTGTCACAAGCTGATGAGCAGAGTGGCTGGCAGACCAGGAGCACGTGAGGGTCTGGCACGCAAGCATCTGGTGAGCCTGAAGGCCACCACACTCAGGACTCTGCTGGAGCCTGATGGCAAGCTGCCACCAGTGCTGACACCAGGAACCTATGAGCACAACAAGAGTGAGCGAGTGATCAGGCTCACTGGTGGTGGTGTGATCTCCTATTTCGGTCTGGGAAATGCAGAGGACTATCAGAAAATCGGATCTCTCAATCTCTCTGGGTGTGCAGTAGATGAGGCCGTGGAGCTGTCAGAGCCAGACTGGACGATGCTGAGAGGCCGTATCCGTCTGAGCATGGATGAGCTACCCATGCAGCTATACGGTGCATGCAATCCTGGAGCACCATCACACTTTCTGGCTGTTAGGTTTGGACTGGCTGGTGGCCACACCCCAGCACCAAACTGCCTGGCCATCCAGACCAGATCTCCAGACAACTTCTTTCTGCCTGAGGAGTACGTGCAGGATCTGATGTCTCTGCAGGGTGTGGCGTTTGAGAGGTACGTGGAGGGAAAGTGGCGTGGTGGTGAGGGACTGGTCTATGACAGGTTTGATAGACAGATCCACGTGCAGGAGCGTGATGAGGAGTGGGCCAGGATCGTGGTGGGCCAGGATGAGGGATACACAAACCCAGCAGCTCTGGTGGTGATCGGTATGGACGCAGATGGCAGGATGCACGTGCTAGAGGAGTGGTACAGATCTGGACAGCTGGAAGCTGACGTGATCAGAGCTGCAGAGGACATCAACTCCAGATACCAGCCAGAGGCGTTTCTGCTGGATCCATCTGCTGCGAAACTGAGAGCTGCCATGCACACAGCCAACGTGCCAGTGGTGTCTGCAGACAATGAGGTGTTCAGTGGCATCCAGAAGGTGCAGCAGCGTCTGGCACAGGCTGGAGATGGTCTGCCACGTCTGACTGTCTCACCCTCCTGCACTGATCTGATACGTGAGTTTGAGACCTACGAATGGCTCAGTGGGTCAAGCGGACTGAAGGATCAACCGAAAAAAGAGCATGACCATGCCCTAGATGCACTCAGATATGCAGTGGCATACACAGATGGGACCAGCCTGCAGCCACGGATCAGGCAAGCGGGAACAGTGGAGAAAGCAGATGCCTGGAATGATGAGCGTATGTGGAGGACATTCTAATGCTTGAGAGACTGCGTACGCTCATCGGCGGAAAGGCTCAGACCAACCGAGCTGAGTATGTGCATGGCACGGTGAAGCCTGCAGATGTCTACGGATACAGCAGAGCACCAGAGAGGCAGGCCAGAGCCATCCAGCATCTGGTTGGATACGTCTATGCAGCGTCCATGCTCAACGCTAGATCCATCGCAAGCCAGCCACTCAAACTCTACGCTAGGGCAGGCAAAACCAGTGGACTCGTCACCAGATCTGTGAGCAAATCTGGCATGAGGTATCTCAGAGGTGACACAGATCTGAGGCCAGCCAAGTCAGTGCTGGCTGCCACTGGGCAGTCTGGTGACATCGTGGAGATCTATGATCACCCAGTCCTAGATCTGCTGCACAAGGTGTCCCCATTCATCGACGGATACCAGTTCACAGTGCTCAGAAAGATCATGCTGCAGGCTACTGGCAACGAGTATCTGCACCCCATCATTGGTCCACTGGGGTACCCAGTAGAGCTGCACGTGCTCCCATCTCAGATGGTCCGTATCCATCCAGTGAGAGATGAGCGCATCATCAGTCACTACTCATATGGTCAGCCACCATCAGAGGTGGAGTTCCAGCCTGATGAGGTGCTGCACAACAAAACACCATCACCCATAGATCCCTACTACGGCGTTGGGTGGGTGACTGCTGCAGAGTCTTCGGCCAACCTCCTAGAGCAGATGGATGGCTATGAGCAACATCTGTTTGAAAACCAGGCACGTCCAGACTGGGGCATCTTCCTCAAGGACAATCTCAACGAGTCCCAGTGGAATCGGATGGTGGCATACATAGACCAGAATCTGAGAGGCAACCGCAACTCTGGAAGGCCGTACATCTTCGAGGGTGGCAGTGATGCCAGACCACTCCAGTTCAGTCCACGTGATCTGGCTTTCAGTGATGGTGAGCTGAGAAAGGTGGAGGCCATCGCTGCAGTGTCTGGTGTGCCAGTCTCACTGCTGCGCGCCAACGATCCAAACCTGGCATCTGCTGAGGTGGGCTTTGCCTCCTATATGCGTGACACCATCCACCCATATCTGATCAGTGATACAGAGTTCCTGAACCAGCAGCTACTGCCACTGTTCGGATCCATGGCTGATGATCTGTTCCTGGCATATGAGAATCCAGTGGCAGAGGACGTGGAGCAGAACAGCAGGATCTTTCTGGCTGAGGTGGCTGCAGGTGTACGGACCATCAATGAGGCCAGAGCAGAGCTGGGTCTGGAGCCATCTGATGACGGTGATGATCTGCGTGTCAATGGAGTGCCACTAGATCTGGTGGGACAGCCAGCTCCTCCACTGGGCACCCTGAGTGCTGAGGATGATGAGGCTCAGACCAAGAGTGCCAAGGCGACACGCTCACAGGTACGTGTGGGATCAATCGTCTCATGGCGCACCCGAAAGGGTGAGTACCTGGGGAAGATCCAGAGGCTGCAGACCAGTGGATCTGGAGAGGGTGTGGTGGGTGATCCTGATGCTAGTGAGGAAGATCCCATCGCACACGTGCAGGTCTATATCAGAAATGAGGATGACACATACACCCCATCAGACCGTGTGACACCAGTGAGAGTGTCCAGGCTGACACCTGCTGATGAGCCAGAGCTGTCAGAGAAAGCAGTGTCTCAAGAGGTGGAGAAAAGGCTGGAGAAAAAGGTGGAGGAACACAATGAGGAGCACGGTGATGCCAAAGGAAAGCGTGCCACTCTGGGGATGCTGAAGACGTGCTATGAGCGTGGACTGGCTGCGTACCGTGGCAATCCTGCTAGCGTCAGACCTACTGTGAGTGGTGCAGATCAGTGGGCCATGGCCAGAGTCAACGGACTGCTGCACGCACTGGCTACTGGCAAGTTCAAACGAAAGCCATTTGACCAGGATCTGCTACCACCAGAACATCCACTCAGTTCCAAAGATGAGAAAGGTCTGGTAGGTGATGACGTATACACCACACGTGATGAGGCTGAGGCTAGGGCTAGAGAGATGGGTGGTGAGGGATCGCACACACACCCTGGAGCCACGTGGGGTGTAGATGGTGAGGTCTATATGCCGTTTGAGACGCATGAGGAATACGATGCAGCTCTGGCAGACTCATCCAAGAAATATGAGGACATTGACTTTACACCACCAGCAGGTGTGCGTGAGGAGGCACGGCGTGGTCTGGAGTGGAGAGCTGAGCATGGCAGAGGTGGGACACTGGTAGGTGTGGCACGTGCACGTGATCTGTCCAATGGTGTGTCCATGTCACCAGACACCATCAGACGCATGACATCATTTTTTGCTAGGCATGAGGTGGACAAAGAGGGTGAGGGCTTCGATCGTGGTGAGCCTGGGTATCCATCTGCTGGACGCATAGCCTGGGCACTCTGGGGTGGTGATGCTGGGCAGACGTGGGCTGAGTCTGTGCTGAGGCAGATGGAGCGTGAGGATGGACAGAAGGTGGCACGTGAGCCAGGTGAGAGCGTGGATGCCTGCGTATCACGTGGCGTAGATGTGCTCATGTCGGAGGGATATGAGAGAGATCAGGCTGTGGCTATCGCCTACAGCCAGTGTGGTCAGAGGACCATCAGATGCTGCACTGGCATGGAGTCTGGTGTGTGCATGAAATCTGCAGAGGATGGTGGTGAGGACTGGCACCCAGAGCAGAAGGCTGCACGCCAACTGGTAGAGGAGGTGCAGGACTTTGAGACACCATCTGCAGATACAGACGTGGAGCGTCAGGGTGAGCCTGAGACACCTGCTACCCAGATCGCACGTGGTGTGTCTGCAGTGCTGCGAAAGCAGAAAGATGCCATCCTGAAAGAGCTGCAGGCCAGTCAGAAATCTCTATCACGTGCTCAGATGTTCTCACTGCTGGGTCTGGTGTCTGGCTTTGAAAAGGACATCGCTGATGCTGTGCTGGATCCCATGGTCCTGGCACTGAGTGCTGGGCATCAGTACGCAGCAGATGAGGCTGAGATAGACATCTCTGGATCCATCGGTGATGCCA